TTTAAATTCAACTTTACCTTGGTAGAAGTTGTAAAGTTCAGACTTAAACATGTCAAGAGTAAATGAAGACTTGTTATATACTCTTTTGAAAGAGTTATCTAACTGTGCCCATAAACCTACAGACAATCTAATATCATCTGGTCCGTCTTGTTTTACTCTACCACCTTTACCCCACATTAGGTAAGTTTCAATATCCGTAGCAATTTTAGATAGGTGAGCTGCTTCCATATTAGTAATGAAAGTTCTAGTAAGAGTACCATTTTCAAATGCTTCTCTTGCACCAGCTTTACCCATATTAGCAATCAGACCTTCAATAGAAGGAACTGAAGGATTGTTAGAGTCTGTATCAAAGTTTCTCCATATTTCAGTTACTGGTACAGTACCATCAGCATTCAAGCCACCTTTGATCATAAGATCAGCACGGCTAGAAATAGAATAATGTACATGTGCTTCTGCTCCTCCTACAAAATTGTAGAACTCACGGAAACCAGAACCTGTTTCAATGTCAGAGAATCTTTCTCCATACTCACCTCTTGCAGAACCTTTTCTGAAGAATTTAGTACCTTTAGCTAAATACTTGTTATCCAAGATAGCTGCATTGTTGTTGTTTACCAATTGAACTGTATAGATAAAACCGTCACCTGCAGGGATAATATCATCTGCTGTAATGTAAAGTTCTAATCCATTGTACTTGTCATAAGTGATAATATCACCATGACCAAAAGTTCTTTTGGAAATTTTAATTTTAAAGGTTGTACCATCTACACCTTTGTTTGTGTTTGCTGCTTCAATGTCTGCCACAATGTATGGAAGATCTTGAGCAATTGGAGTTTGCCATTTGTACTCACCACGTGCATTGTCCACCATGATTGTGTTCTTTCCACCGAATGAAGCCATTTGATACAAAGGCATTTCTACCTTTTGGGTCATTGCCCAAAGATCTACTGGTCCCATATCCATAGGCTCAGCGTTACCGAGCATCTGGGTTAGGTGATAAGAATCAACATGAGAACTAGCTTTGTAGCTTGTATCTCTCAGGAAAATCCCATTATTTAATACTGGAGTTGCCATAATTTTTACTTGTTTTTAATTGTTATTATTTATTTATTTATTTGTGATTATTAAATCCTTTTGAAAATGTTGTTGGTTCTTGGTAATTTTCTACCGCTTGACTTTCTTTTAGTTTCTTCCTTCTCTTGTATACCTAGAGAATTAGATCCGCCTGCATTTGCCTGTTCAGTTTTTAATTTTCTAACTGTTCTTTCAACACTTTGTTGAGCTCCTTTATCCATGATTTTTGCTTTGTATCCATCAGGATCTTGCAGCAACCATAAAGCCTCAGAAATTAATGTATAGTTTGGTTCAACAAACTGATACTTTTCTAAAAGGTGTCCAAGTAAATTTGTATTACGTCCACTAACAGAAGGATAACTTGGTTGAACTAAACCATTATACAACATTGCTTGTGTTCTTTTATCTACTTTAATATCTCCTAAAGCACCATCTTTAAGTGTTTCATATACATTAGACATGTACGTTTTAGATGCTTGCTCTTGTTGTTTTCTTTTAAGATCTTGTTCTTCAATCTTTTTTGCAACAACTTTTTCTTGCATTTTATCTAACTTAGGTTTAAACTTTGAAGCTTGTTGTTCAAGTTTTCCTAAATCTTTCCATATTTCAATTTCTTCAGAGATTTCTTCTTGTGTTCCATATCCTGTAGCACCTAAATATTCTCTGATAATTGTTTCTTGCCCTGACTCAGATTTAATATCTAAAGTCCTAGTTTCTTCTACTTGAGCTAAAGTTGAAAACAAACCTTTTAAATCTTGTCCTCCATCTGCTACATATCTAGCTGCAACTTGCAACTCTTCTGGTAAACTTGCAAAAAATTGTTTTGGAGTTTCACGTCTTGCTTGATTAGCTTTCTCTTCTAAATTAGCCTCAATAAGTTCCTCCCAATCTTTAGCTGTATAATCTGCTAATTCCTTATCATCATCAAAAGGAACTATTTTATCAGCTTTTATAAGTTTACTAAATACATCACTTATTCCAGATATAGATTTTCTACCTCTTGTTTCCTTTTGTTCTTCCTCAGTATCTTCAACTTCATCTGTTAAAGAATCCATAATGTCATCTGTATCTTTTTTAGACATCTGAGCATCATCTTTTTCAACAGACTTTGCTGCTTCAACTTCTTCAGTTGTTTTTTCTTCTTCTTTTGATTTAGCTGATAAATCATCTACACCATCATCATCAGGATCAGCAAATGAAAAATCTGCTTTTGGTTTTCCTGTAAAAATGTTTGGTTTGCTTTTTTCTTCTGCGGGTAATGTAACATCATCAGCTCCAGGAGATCCGTTAAAGATCTCATCTAAGTTAATGTCTAATGTTTCTACGTTACTTTTCACAGTGTTTTCTGTTGTATCCATATTTTGTTGGTTTTAATATTTAATACTTATATATATAATATACAAAAACTTTAACCGGTTATAAAGTAATAAACTTATATAATTTGTAATAACAGTAAAGTTTTTTGCAGTATATAGCTAACAGTAATTATTTATCTTCTTTCTTTTTTGAAGTAGGGTTATCATATTTGTTTTTATTTTCTCTAGCAATTGCCAATTTAGTGTCTGCAATTGCTCTATCTGCAGCAATTTTTTCTCTTTCTACTTCTAGTCTGCTTTTTTCAAGAGAGCCTTTGCTATTCATTTCTTCACGTTTAAGATTTGCTTGCTCTTGATATCTAGTTGTATCTCTAATATCCTTCATTGCATCTTGATAATCAGATACCTGATTTTGATTGATATCAGCCATAGAACCATACCCTGCAGCTTTTATTTCAGCAATGGTTAAATCATTTTGTCTATCCTTATCATTTTCTTGCATTTCAGCTTGCAACTTCATTTGCTCTTCTTGAGCCTTAGCTTGAAGTTGTTCTTCTTGCATTTGACGTTGCTGTTGCATTTCTTGCTGTCTTTGTTCTTGCATTCTAGTTTCAGAATCTTTTAATATATCTGTTACTTCAGCAATTGAATCAGCTTTAACAATATTACCTAATTCATAAATAGAGGCTCCAGTAGTATTGTTAGTCAAAGCCATTTGCTTTAACTGTTCTAAGACTTGTCTATGATTTGTTTTAGTTGTTGCAAAAACATTAAAATCTCTTAACAATAAATCAGTGCCGTTAATTGTAAAGTTTACTTTTTGTGCTTCTGTTGATATATAAGACAACCTTACACTTGGATTTGTGCTATAATAATATTGTGCTAAATCAGTTCTCATCTGATGCACTCTAGGCATTAAATGATCTGAATGCTGCACAAAATAAATCTCTGTTTGAGCATAAGACTGTTGCATAGCATTAACTACTCCTGTAGCTGTTTGAGCTGATACAGCACCTCCTAAACGTTGAGGATTAATTCCTATTGCGTCAAAACATTGTTGTTTAAAGTAATTTGCAAGTTGAATTCTAGACATCAACCTACCTGTTTGCTCCATATTAAGAGTCTGATAATGATTGAAATTTGTAGCATTTTCAGTATTAGTAATAGATGTATCTAGAGGTAGCATTTGAAAATCTTTCATTGCTACAAATGCTTTTGCATAATTGTTCTTACCCCAATCCTCACCCATAGAGTGACGTGGTAAAGCATTTTGATCAAACATTATTACTGTTCCTAATTCATCTATTAGAATGTCAGCAATCTGGTTATTAACCATATTATATCCAACTTGATATGCTTTCATCAAATCTACTAAAGATGTAGATCTTGTATTTCTATCAGAAAAAACTCTACCTTCTACAGGAAGTTTACACCCATAAAGTGAATTATTACCTTTGAATTGGAATGGTAATCTTCCAGGTTTAGTTCTATTAATACCTAAATATATAGGATTTACATTATCATCCATTGTAGTTCTCCACATGGCAGGAACATTAGGACCAACTTTTACACCACCCCAAACTTCATTTATCCAAATCCAATCTATATGCTCTCCTTGTAATAAAGTCTCTTTGCTTTTATTTTTAAAAATAGATGTATCATAAACAGGTTTTTCAGATATCTTATATGTTTCATCAATAATCTCCTGAGTCACCTCACCATCAAATTCTATCTTAGTTAAGTGTCCAACTTTTCTCTGAGTTTTCCAATATATAGTAGAAACTCTCATCAAGTTACTATCACCAAAGCCTTCTAAGTCTTCACTTTGAGAAAGTATTTGAGTAACAATATCTCCACCACGTTGTGGATCAGCCATGTAATTACTTGCATATTGTCTATATGCTAGACCGGGAGAATTAGTGTTCCACTCATGAGATCTGGTTGGATCATAATATGCTCCATCATTCTGATACCCATTAACTTGATATTGAGCTGATCTTGCTGGATATATTTTTTGAAGAGATTGTAATTGCTTCTCATTCATTAAGTAGCCATACTTATCTACTACATCAGATACAGTCATCAAATCAATTTTTCCAACATAGTTAGAATCTGAAATATATCTTTGATCTGGGGATTTTTGATAAAAAGTTAATACAGGATTCCATAATTCAATATCATAATCATCTTCTAGCATTTTAAAATGCCAAAACTCTCTATCTGCAATAAGGCTATCTCTAAATGCTCTTTCTTCTAATTCTTGCATTCTGAATCTCTCTTCATCAACATTTAACTGATGAGATGCCCATTCTTCAACCATACTTCTGTATGACTTACTAAAAAAATCTTCTATTTCAGGAAGTGATTTAAGACCTTCTGGTGATAATTTCTGCTGAGCTTCTTCAGATGCTGGATCCATACCCATCTCAAGCATTGTTGCTACAAGATTTGATTCTGCCTCAGCTAATAATGACTCTTCAATTTGCATCTTCTTCTGTTCTAACATTTCATTATATGATTTGTCATCAACAGCTCTAAATTGAACTTTGTTATATCTCTTAGAAAACTCTCCGCTTAATACATTAATTACATTAGGTACAATTGGATAAAACTTTAGTTCTAATGCTGAATCATTTTCAGCTGTTAAAACGTCCATCATTTCCTTATAGTCATTGTCTGGTTCAACAATGTAATCAGTTTTATCAATAATACCTTTAGCTAACTTATAGTTCTTTAATAATCTTCTTGCATTAATTCTTAAAAACTCTACACCTTGTAATTCAAGCCAATCTAAATTCCATGCAGCCCAATCATCAGTCTTTTCCTTAGATGGTAAAAACTGAACCGGCTGAGTTAAACTGGAAAACGTAGATACGCCATCAGCTTTAGCTCCATTTTTTAACTGCATTGCATTTAATACTCTCATTCTAGATATTTTTAATTAGTCTACTTATAATTTTTAAATCCAGATCTACTAGGTCTATTGGTATTTCTTGATCTATTCCGCCCTATATTTTTAAACGGACTATACTTTAATTTACTGAAATTATCTGACTTTACCAAAGAATTATCTTCTGATTCTTGCCGCTTAGAGTAGCCTCTATTTGATTGTTGGATTTTTGCAAAAGCTATTAAAGCTCCAAAAGCAACTAGCCTATCTACGTTTAATCCAGGATAATAAGCTAACATTTCTTTAATTAACATTGGATCTGGTATTCTTTCTACACCTAAAGTCTGATTAATAACAACACCATTTACGTCTGTTTCTTCATCTATAACCTCTCTTAAAAATTCTATGGCATAAGATATCAAATGACTCTTAAATAAAGTACCTGTATTTTTCCAACCATATTCTTGATATACCGTTCTATTAGATCCAAGATCTTTTAAAAACAATATCTGTTGTTTAGGTACTAAATATCTCTGTTTTTTTCTAGCAATCATATGCTGAATAAAAAGAGAAATGTTATTTTCTACAACTGTCCAAGCATTATACCATTCAATGATTAACTCTAATCTTTCATGAGTTTTATTTATATCATCAAATCTACCACACCAAGCAGCTACTATTTTATCTTTTTCTAAAAATTGCTCTACATCTCCTGCCGCAGTAGTTCTTGTTACTTCTGCAGCATTTTTATAAACAAATATGCTACACAAAGAATCTGATGTTGTTGTCTTGCCTTCTGAAACAGGGTCAATAGAAGCATAATAAGCACCAAACTCTGGGTTTTTTACAGGTCTTTCCCAAACAACTATAGTACCTGTTTTATCTGTTTGTTTTTTATCTACAGGAAATCTAGTTATTGGTAATTTATTTGTCCTCTTTGCAAAGATCCCTTTTTCATTTCTATCTAATTCAATAAGTTCATAAGGGTATTCTTTTTCTTCAATTCTTTTTTGTTGTCTGCTTAAAATGCCTTGTGGAAATATTGATGCTTTTCTATATGCAAATGCTTCTGCAATATTCAAAGGTTTTTGAGATATTCTTAATTGAAACTGTTCCCCATTTAGTTCATTCTTCCAACGTGCCCTTTCTAAAGTAATTGCTTCTATAGCTTCTTCTACTAAAGAGTTACCATAGTCATCAATATAAGGGGGCATAGACCACTGTTCAGGAATAAATAATCCAGCCATACCAACTGTGCCATCAGCGTCTATTAGATCCGTTTCTACAGAATATATATCATTTGATTTAGGATTTATAATCATTTCCTTTAATGGATTACATTGCTCCAAGTCACCCACTGATCCAGCTGCTATAAACATACCTGTAGTCATCATACCAGATGACATTGCAGGACGTAAATACTCATATGTCTCTGACATCTTGGGTGCAATCCCAGCCTCTTCATGAAAAAAGTATGTACAAGGTCCACCTACTCCTGTAGTAGCATTTTTTTCAAATGATCCCCCTTGTATTTTTGATTTAAGACCTCTGGCAGTTTTTCTATTTCCAACTTTTACTTCAATCTGTTGCTGCCACAATAAAACTTTTTCAGGATTACTTGGTCTATACCATGCAGTATGTTCATTAAGAAATATTTTATATTCATCTAAAAATTTCCATGATCCTTTATCATTTATAAAATCTTTAAGAGATGCTCCAACTTTACAAATGCTTCCCTCTTCAAACCAATACTGATTTATAATCTTACCCATGTGAAAATAAGATGATGCTATTTGACGTTTTTTAAGTATTGCTGAATGTTTATCATTTAATTCAGCTAATAGCTCATAAAGAGCCATATGATATTGTGCATCTCTTACTTTAGCAAACCCGTATTTTTTTTCTTCTTTATCAAAGATTGGCAAAAAATTTAACCACATATAATAATCTCTTGATAAATACCAAGACTTATCATCATCCTTATAAATTACACCTACTCTACATTTATTTTTTTGATCATTCCAATAAGAAATAAAATCTTTTGATCTAAAAGGTTTATCACAATAAAACCCATTCTCATTAAAGGTCTTAGCCTCTCTATTAAATTCTTTAGATAAAATGGTAAAATTATATTTTCCAGGCTCACTAAATATACTTAATAAAAATTCTATGAAATCATTCTTAGTTTCAAAATCAGTAGTTTCCCATGTACCTTTATAATATGTGGGTATGGATTTATACATCCACTAAAATTGCAAATATATCACCCTCTTGAATCAATAAGTGTTCTACATCATTATGCTTCATTGGTACAGGTAGGCAATGATCTGTATATTGAACTACATCACCAACTTTTATCTCTTCTACAGATGCTCCAACACCAACAACAGTACCTATGTTTTCTCTTTCTTGAGCACCATCAGGTATCATAATGTTTGTGTTATTAAAAAACTTTTCAGCTTCTTTTTGTTTTATCAGAATTTTTTTTCCTACCGGAACTATTTGTTGTGCCATTTTTTTTGGTTTCTTTATTGTTAATTAATTTTTTTTTATCAGTATTGAAATCTGGTTCATCCCAATAACAAAAGTGCCATTTATCTTTTGTCATATTTGGTCATATGCTAATCCTGCACCTCCTCTAACTGAACTTTCTTGCTCCTGCTTCATATCACTAAAAGCTCCTTTATATGACTGCCTAATCTGTTCAAATTTTGCAGCAGCGTTTATCATAGAGTTCATATTTCCATCTCTACCATGTTCTATAGGTGTTACTTCCATATACTTAGCTAATCTATCTAACATAGCTTTGATACCTACATAAGCTCTATATGTTGGTGTTTCATACATCTGTTTGCACATATCTAATGCATATCTAATCTTACCATCTTCAGGAGAATCTTCTAATTGTATTTCTTCAATTATTATATCTTCCTTTTCATGTTCTGGCAAATTAAAAAATGGATTCATGTCAGGATTAGGACAAGACATATAAAAAATGTATTGATAAATTTTTAAATAACTATCAGGATACTCTTCCATAATTTTATTTAAAAAAGGTAAAGCATAACAATGCTCTGTTGGTACCACTTTTGAGTTTTGTACATCAAATAATCTTATTAGCATAATTTTATATTTTTAGTTTAGATCAATATATCCTTTCACTGTAGCATAAGAATCAGCAACATAAATTGGAGTTACCAAACCAGTTACATATACTTGTCTAGCATCAAGGATTGTTCCATCTAAATTGTATACTACCCCAACACCAATTATCTG